TAGGATTCCTGTAGTCACGTCTTAGCCCTACATCCTTCAGATCATATGGAAGCTCATATTCCCTCATTTACCTCTCCTCACCTTCTTCTCCTGTCTCCATAAAGCATAACATACAGCAGCTGTTTTATCTCGAGGCTCCTTCTTCTTTTCCTTGCCTCGTCGGTGTTTAATTCACCTAGAGATATAAGAGCTCTGCTTCTCATTCTTTCTTGGCTTTGGCATCTATAGCCTCCAATTCACCGATCAGGTATTCCTTCATGCTCATCTCATTGAAGTCAACAATGTAAGGAAGAGCCACACCTACTGCGTGCACAGACGCCTCATATGCAGTCATGACAAGCCTATCACCAGGACTAACAACAATGTTGAGGTTAATCTTGGCAGGAGGAATCTCGATCTCCCAGGACTTGTTGCCGTCCTTAGTCATGTGCAGTATGTTAATCATCATAGGTTTAATGGACGTTACAATGCAGTAACCTATGGCACCTTTTGAAGGAAACATATAACGGAAGAACACTCCATCACTATCCGGAATCTGAAAGCTGGAGATAGGGATAGGAGGGTTATATACTATACACGGAGCATTTAACCTCCTAACAATCATACGGAGTTTCCTCTCAACCGTATTGAGTCTGTCCTTAGGAGTAGCACCTTTGGTGTAGATGAGTTCACCTAAATTCATAATCTTAACCCTCCATTTCCATATCGAATCCTGCCATCTCCTCCTCAACAACATCCTTGTCGAGTTCCACTGTATCACCCATGAGGAATCCGGAAGCATCCTTCAGCCCTTCGGTATTACGGTAGAAACCCTCCATCTCATAGAGAGCAGCTTTTATCAGAGTCTCAGGATGATTGGCAGTCCAGAAGTTCTCCGCTGTATTTGAAGTCAGTTGAGGAGAATAGAAATATCCCAGTACCTCAACCATATAGTCACCATCAGCTGGAGGCATGAAGAGGATACCATTCCAAACGAACCCTTCAGACATAGGCACGTCAAGGTAACCCATTATAGCATCCAGGTCCTCAGCAGACATAGACTCCATATCAGGCTGAGTACGAAACATACCTAGCATGTAGTACCTAGGTAATCCTACGTCAAGGTCTTGATACTGGACACTTGTGTACTCACTACGAAACCAGTCATTGGTTTTCTTCGTGAGCTCTATCCTGCCAGTCGTGTTAGCTATCCATACCTGAAGGACAGACCTACAATCATTGAAGAGTATACCATAGTCACCAGACTCAACCTTCTTGAATACTCTGGCTTGTGACTTCTGGCTGTAGTAAACCCGATCGAGATGACGCTGACCTTTGTGGATAAAGAAGTCGGCACCGTTGTCTGTACCGTCCTCATTCACAAGATCATCCCTGCCAGTTAGCTCTACAAACTTAGCTCTCACTTCGCCGTAGTTCATATCTCACCCGCTTAGTCCGGATTTCGGAACAAGGCACCCGAAGGCACCTTGTCCCGAGTTCAGGTTTACGCTGAGGTAGTTACCTCGACCTCATTGTCCTTACCAACACCGTTGAGCCAACCCATCGCGTTACAGTGATGGAACTCATAGCCGGCCTCAGTCAGGTACTCCTCATCTGTACCATCAACACGGCGACGGTCAGATCGAGACTTCTCATTATTATCCTTATAGAAGGAGGTATCGTCAATGTAGCGATACTTGAGAAGCCTCGGCTCCGTAATCAGCACAGAGTAACGGTTGGTCACTTCATAGCTGAACAGAGGATGAGTCTTAAGGTAAATAGTACCGAATGGCGTAAGCCACTTCTGCACCTGCATACCATAGGCTCCGGTCGTAGGTGTAATGTTCACCTGGCCTAGGTTCTGTGCCAGGAAGTTCAATCCCAGCAAGGCACCAGAGCCACACACGGCCAACTTCTCCGTGCTACCATACCGGAAGATCTGCTCCAGAATATTCATGAGCCAGATATAGCCAGAGGTAAGCCACGAGTCTCCAGCATAATCCTCTTCCAGATGGAACGAAGATACGTTGTCAGGACAGTAGGTATTGATGAAGGGAATCAACCCCATCGTGGTACGGATAGGCTTCCCGTTGTGCTCATCAATGTTCTCAGTCCTGATCCCAAACAGTAGGGCTTTCTCCATCTCGATGCCATGGAGTTCAAGACACTCCCTCTTCGATTCCTTATACTGCTGAGGAGTTCGAAGACGTGTCTTCCGGGCCGTACGAGTGATGGACAAAGGAGTCCTAAAGATCTGGGTGTAGTTGTAAAACTTAGACGGATGATACGTGATAGCATCAGGCATCTCAGCACCCTCAGCATTCGCATTACCAATGATGAGGATACGGTCTGCATCTGAGATGTCATGCGTAGCGGAGTTGTCGTCGTTCTCCAAAAGCTTCACAGCCAATAGAGTATTCGCTCCACCAGGATGCATACCTATGATACGACCAACGCAGTCGACTGTAGGATCACCCGTATATCGAAGCAGGACCACATGACCTTCACGGAAGTGATTGATCCAAGTAGCTGCACTCGCATCAATGTTCACGTAGACGGTCTGGCCTGCCAAGCCTTGAGTAGCCGGTGTCGTATAGGCAGTACCCATGCCGACATCAATGTAGGTGCCGACAATAGTATCTGCCTGGGAAGCAAGCATCTTAGTCCACCAATGAAACTGCGGATCATCGGTGGCTTCAGACCCAAGCTTTGACATAAGGCCGGTTAAAGGCATAGCTCCATTGGGGTACAATCTCAGCAACATCTGACGCCAGTTCATCGGCCGCTGATCGGTAGCCCAATCACCAGTTCCTAACAATCCAAGCATTCCTGTTTCCATTCTTATTTCACCTCACTTTCCTATTGGATTAAGCAGCCACCGTTGTAGGCGGTGCGTCAGACGCTACTACCAGAGTAGTCTGTGGCCAGTAGACGTTCTCCAAGTTACTGCAGATCACGCACCACTTAAGCCCATCAGACATAAGCATGATGTACTCCCCAGGAGCATTCAAATGGTAGTCACCACCCCAGTACTCGGAGTCATTCTGATCCTCGACAATAACTTCATTCACATTGTCGGCATCCCGAGCAAGGATGGAATAGAACTTACCATTGGCTTCAGTCACGTTTGGGAGAGTAACAGTAATATCTCCTGTATCCCGATCAGCACTTGCACGAATAGTCTGCTGATAAACCTCAAGCGCTACATCTGCAGTCACAGCAAGAATCTGCTTAGCCGGAAATACTACAGAGTCACCATCCCTTTGACGTCTTTGTTGCATCTAGCTCACCTCACTTTCATATAAGAGTTTACAGAAGCTCGTCGATCTCAGCTTGCAAGCCAGTTGGCTTTTCAGCAGGCTTCCTTCGAGTAGTTTTCTTTTTGACAAAAGCAGGATCATTGCCCTCCTCTTCCTTCTTCTCTGCAATCTTCTTCAGATTCAGCTTCTCACGTGTCGTGCTAGCAATCTCTGGAAGAAGCTCAACCAGATCCTTGTCAGGATTCTTAGACACAATGTCAGTAGTTACGAAAGCAACAAACTTCTTAAAAGGTCTAAGATCTTCATTATCCCTGTAGAAGTCGTCTGCCGCTTTCTGGATTACAGAAGCAGTCTCCACAGACCTACTCACAATCTGTGGGACGGAACGAAGAGCACTTTCCGTAGCTACCTTTGCCGCTTTGTTGTACACGTCCAAGAGGGCTTTGTTAATAGCATCATTGAACTTCCGAGGGTCTCTAGTCAATTCATAGAGCTCATCCTCATCAGCAACAAGGCTAATAGCCTCCATCCCAGGAATATCAATCTTCAGCTCAGGAGCTGTGGGTGGAGTACCTTTTGGAGTCTCCTTAGGTTCTTCTACGGGTGTCTCCTTAGGAGTCATGTCTGTAGGTAAAGCAAGCCCAACCTTACCTGCCAGCTCGTTAACAGTTAAGAGCAGATTCTCATACTGCTCCTTACTAGGAGGCACCCAGTCTTCTGCTTCCTCAGCAGGTGTTTCAGGTTCCTGAGCTGGTTCGCCTTCCTCAGGCGTCTCAGGAGTCTCTGGCGTCTCCTCGGGCTTTTCCTCGGAAGGCTCCTCGGGTTTCTCCTCTGGAGTTTCTTCCGGTTCTTCCTTAGGTTCCCTATCCAATGGCTGATAGTCTTCGAGCATGTCTTCTACATCCTCTTTGACCTCTTCAACCATCTCCTCCTTCTCACTTTCGTTTCCCATGATACCCTCCTAATAGTTAAATGTGCTTATTCCGTTTTTCGGAACAAGGTTACACCCTCAAGCTACGAGCGACTTCCACCCAGTTACCATCGGTGACTCCATCTCCTGCTCCACCAACATTAGCCAGGACAAGAACGTCATTAGTCTGCAGTGGTAAATCATCGTCACCGTTGAGGGTAATGTTAACTCCATCGTGACCTATAGTCACATTGTTACCTTCAGCAACAAAGACCACAACCTGACCTCCGTCACCAAAAGTAATGGAGCCCACTGTCTCGGCAGTTGCAGAGTTTATATGGCATACTTGCACCGCAACTGCAGATAAGTGAGAACCAACAATAAGCGCTGTCTGCCCAGGAGTCATATCTACATCAGACTGAGTAGGAGGAGCAACAGCAAGACCAATAGCAGCCTCCAACTCATTTGCAAATTCTCTAGTCTCCCTTACGTAGGAGGCTATCAGACTCCCAAAGACACTGTCGAGAGGTACACTAGCATCAACTGTCATTTTCTTCCTCCTCTTGTTCTTTCTTCTGGGCCAGGTCTTCCTCAGCTTCTGCTATAAGAAGATCAACTATATCAGAGGCAAAGCGTAGTTCCTCAGCCCTACCTTTATTTATCAAGTCACTATCTCGTGTAGACTTAGGGTCCTCGAGATCATCCCTAACACTACTGAGACGTAGGAGGAATGTCTTCCTAGCCTCTCTCCACTCCTGGCTTTTCTTAAATGCTTCAAGACCAGCTAATGACAACATTACATAGCCTCCTGTATAGGTACAAGATTTCCTGCTTGGGCATTAGCTTGCACCTGCTGATCTGGAGCTATTACAGGCTTAAACCTCTCGAACTCATCCACATTCTTAGCTCCAGCTGATCTAGCTATATGCTTGAATATCCTAATAAGATCAAAGGATTGGTATAGTTCAGGCTGTGTAGCTATGATCTGAAACAGTTCCTTGAATATCTCAGGATTACCTGCAGATGCATTAGACCCATCTTTAGGTACCACATCATACTCTATGATAATATCGTTAGGTCCAACCTTTGCTCTCATACCAGGTTGGACACCTAAGTCAGCCATTAGACGCATCTGGTCTCCGCCAGTTATCTTAACATAGGTAGGTTTCGACATGAGCTGTTGTGTTTGACTCCCGAACATATAGGCAATATCAAATAAAGCCTGGACTGACGCAACCTTTCCAGCCCTCTCGAGACGAGATAAAGCACCTGTTCTTGAGTCCCTAGATTCAGTAGCACTCCTCCTCTCACCAGATGTTCTCATAATCCCCATGACGGAGTCGACAGCCGCACTAACCCTCTGCATCATATCAACTACATAAGCCGCATCTGAGATATGTTGCTTAGTCACATCATTCACTTTGAGTTGCATGACTGCATTCTCAACACCCCTACCCCATGCAGCTCTTCGCATACGTACTAACTTACCAGGCTTCCCATCACGAAGATCTCCCATGTTTATAAGGTAGGGATCGACAACAAGCATATCGTTAATAGACTTACGCACGTTAGTTACATGAGAGGAGATTAACCAATCAAGTGTTTTCTGTAGTCCATAAATTACCTCAAGCCTAGAGGTTGGTGTAGCCGAGTACCCATCGAAGTCTGGTGCAGATACAGCTACCGGATAAAGGTCATGATTGAGACCTAACGGTTTAGCCTGGATTACCACTTCATCACCAGCCAAGACAAACAGCCACTTCTCAGGATACTCACTACTTCCAAGTTCAAACTCCTTTGGAATGAGGGTTATGAACATATAGATAACGTCCACAGGCATGGTCTGCTTACTACGACCTATATCCCTACTAGAACCATGCTTAGCTTCACGTCCGGAGTCGTCAACCCTTGAGATATAACTTCTACCAGACGCCATATGTCTGAGATACTTTACATTAAAGAACTCCCCATCCCTCTCACGCTTGAGGAGATTCATGTAGTTATCCCTCTCAATCCAACCTACGTGCTCACCCATCTGAGGATCATGGATAGGAGCATCTGTATCTGGAAGGTAGGAATAAGGATCTATATTTACAAGCCTATTACCTTCATACAGCATCTCCCTCTCACCTCGAACACGCTTGAAGCCAGTAGGCCTAAAGGCACTAGTCAAAGCAGACCAAAAACCCTCCTGTTTTTTCTCAGTACGATAGCCATATCGCCTAGTCCAGTCAAGACCTACAGCCCCAAAACCATATACCTTCGAGTCCCTAAACATAGTATGAAGATTAAGGGCTACCTTAGACCACAAGCATTGGTGTCTCACAACACCTTCCAGCATAGCAGCTCCAATGGTATCCTCACTCGACATACCTTCATACCTGAATATAGGATCATTCAGGAAGGCTGCTACATCATAGGTCAGAAGAGTCTCAAGAGTAGCATATGAGAAGGGTACAACAATAGACACAGGTTTCCTGCTATCCCTGGATAGTACATCCTTCTCATAGTCATCTAGAGGTATATAAGCCGTGAGACTTTCATCAATCTTCTTCCATGTAGGAAACTTCTTACTCATCTCATCATAACTATCCTGAGCTCTACGGAGAACCTCATACTTAAGCTTCTTATAGAGCTTCGATCCTGGTTTGAAGTCAAGACCTCTGGGATAGTCATAGCTTATCCTAGTATCCTTCGTGACCATATCATAGTCAAACCTTGGATTAAAGTTGTTACCTTGCACTATAGCTGGCACGGTCTACCTCCTAGTACATGCGTACTGTCCACATAGTCTGGGTAATTATATCAGTTCCAGTACCTGCAACTTCACCAGTGATCTTAACTATTACAGCTCCAGTTGTGTCAACAGCGGCAGTCTCGTAACCTTGGAGAATAGTGGTTCCATCATAGCCTACCCATGATATACGCTGGGCATTAGTGGCTGTGTTTACGATTCTAGCTTCAACTCTCCAATCATTAGTATTGGCCGCCGCAGCATGAACTTCCCAGCTTGAAGCACCAAAGTGAAGCTTGATAGTCTTATTTTCAGTTGATCCGTTTGTCTTAGTACCAGCCGCAAAGATCTCTATACCTCCATCAGACTGCATCTCACCCGCAATCAGAGTACGAGTTTGAAGATCATCCTCGCCTGTACCAGAAGTTGATACGTCAGAGTTATCTTGCTCAAGAGGTTTGACATAACCAGCATTGTTACCACTATCATTGAGCCATAGTAACCTACCGTCTCCCCAATCGGTAGTACTAGTTTCAAAACCGAGTTCAAAATACTCTTCAATAATCAGGCGATCAATATAAGCAGTCCCAGTTAGATATAAATCTCCCCATTGAGCTCCAATCCAGCCGAGATTTAAATTACCAGAAGGTTCTAACATAGTAGTATTTAATGATATTCTATCTGTTCCGCCTACTTCAAAGTTTATTTCATCGTCAATACTAGCTCGAATAGAAGTATCATTGTCGGTATCAAGATCAATCCTAATACCATTAGTCATCAAATCAATACCACCATGAAGCTCAGCAGGATCATTATTGACTACAAGCCTGTCGGTATCCACCACACCGTCAAAGTACCCATCCTGCCAACGTGAGGTAGCCGAACCCAGGTCGTAGGTATCGTCTGCATCTGGAATAAGATCAGACAGCACATCATCCTCGACATTTAGATCGGTAGCAACAACGGTACTACCATAGATATCATCCCATCTCTCAGCATTAGTACCAAGATCATAACCTCCACCTGGAATTAAGGCACTATTGACACGAATGTCTACATCAAGATAGTCAACCTGAGCAATACCATCTATGTACAAATCCTTCCACTCGGCAACTGCAGAGCCTAAGTCATAGGTGTCATCTGCCAAGGGTACTAAAGCTGTGAAGGCAGTTGCGTCTATAAGATCGGCAAACAGAGTACCATCTATATAAGCATTCCTCCATTCAGAACCTACAGCCCCAAGATCATATGTATCATCTGCGGAAGGCAGCACATGACCTGCGGAAGTCAAATCGACAGTAGCACTCAATGTACCGATAGTGGCAGTATCTATCTCCGCAGTATCTATATATGCGGTACCGTCAATACGCAAATTCCTCCATTCAAGAGTAGCCGATCCAAGATCATAGGCATTATCTGTAGAGGGCGTTAGGTCACCTGCAACACGAGTAGCCGTAAGCAGTGGAGTGTACAGTCTTCGTGCCGAGTAGGCTCCAGTCGCAATTAACACAGTAGCAACTGTAATCAGCATTACCTTAACATACTTTTTCATTTTGTTCCTCCTTTAAACGCTTGTTCCGAAATCCGGAAGAAGGTGTCCATCATCTATACGCCAGTCTTCCACAGCATCCTCATCATCCAAATCCTTGTACTCGTCATCTGAGGCTTCTTCGGATGATTGGAAGTACCTTGATCCTTCCTCTAGTAAGTATATAATATAAGCTTCCGCATCAATACAGTCGAATCTTGCACATCTAGGGAAAGCCATAAGTTGTGATTCAAGTGGCATACATACAGCCTTGTTGTGATATATCCTACCTTGTCGATAGAATGGTACAAGTTGTGCAATACGATCTTCCTTCTTACCTCTTGCACTCAACTCCACATATTCAACAGGAGACTTACGAAAGACTATCTCATTCTTAATTGGGTACGAGATGAACTCATGTAGACTAGTCACCTCAACTGCCAGTACCCTAGCATCAAGCCTGGCTACCATCTTGAATGCTTCATCATACAACTGGTCAGGGTAGAACTTATCAGCCACTAAATCACGAATATAGATCTTGTTTTCCACTACATTCACACCTATCCCGATTATAGCAGATTCAGCTGAATGAAGCTTCACCGTCTTAGCTGGGTCAATAATAACTACATTCTCCACAAACTGATTCTTGTCAAGCCCTTCACTAGTCTCGTCATAGTACTTGAAGTACTCTTGCCTGAACGTAGCATCATGCGTAGAAATCGGCATATTCCTATATTCACGAAAGAACACATCAAGCAAACCCTGAGCAGCGTATGACTCGGCTAAGGCTTTCACCTGCTCATTATTCATCATATCAGGCCAGTTGCTATTATAGTTATCATCACAAATCTCGAGGCGGACTGAGTGCCATGTAGGATCATTGAGTAGATTCACAAGGAGACTATCCTCATGCAGTACAGTCCCTACAACAACTATCTTCCAGTCACTCCTTGATCTATTGATTGAGTTACATACATCAGCAAAGAACCACTCCTTAAGCTTAGCCCTTTGTTCCTCAGACCTCACAGCCTCAGGGTCTTCAAGATCATCACACAGGATTAAGTCAGGACGACTATCACCATGTAAGATACCACGAATCTGCTGACCTGAACCTCGAGGCAAGACCATAGTGCCAGTTGATGTAATCCAGCTGTCCTTAGCAAACGAGCCGGACCTCATTGGGCCAAACAACTCCTTCACCATAGGATTGGTTTCAAGCTCACGCTTTAAGTTCTCAGACTGCATAATAGCTTGGGTAGCAGTACACCCAACGGGGACTATAAACTTCTTCTCACGAAAGAGAATCTTCTTTGCAGGATAAGCCATGTTCACACACGAGGTCTTCCCAAAGCCACGTGGTGCAGCTATGACAGCCTTCTGAATAGAGTCATCATCTAGAATCTTGAATATCTCATCATGGATAGCAGAGAACGGGAGATTAAACCGCTCAGGATGCACTACTTTAGCATACACTTTGGTGTTGCCATAGCAACGAGCCATAAGCGATTTAATTCCCGGACTCTGTTTTAGAAAATCATTCAACTGGCTTACTCCCAAACTGACCCTTCATAGCCTTATGTACAACACCCAGGCCGATTAGAGCTGTAGCCACCTCCTTGATAGCTTCAGCCAACTCAAACATTCCTAGGTATGTGAAGACACCAGATGTGGCGTACAACACACAACCTAATACAGTCTTGTATCCGTTCTTAAGCATCCTCTTCACCTCCTTCAAAGCATCCTTTACCAAACAAATGTACTGCAGAAAAGTAAGTCATTGTCCTAGCACATCTCCTCATAAGAAGATTAGGATCATCCTTCGTCTTCTGGTTTATGTATAGAAGACAGTTAATAAAGAAATACATATCTGACTCCTGTTTCTCCTCATCCGTCTGACCGACGTCATAACAGTAGTCATGCCTATTTCAGACACCTGTCATAACCAGGCCATGAAACTTCTCCGGAACTAGGAACCCTAGTCCTTGAGGACCTCAGCCATTGTACTTAGACTGTTCTTCCTTTGAGAGAAGCCAGTAGCCTTCTGGCTCAAATAAGCCTGATATTTCGCTGTAGTAAAAAGTCATTTTGGATCATACTCAATATGAATATGGTCTTTCTCCAGCACCACATCAAAGTCAGGACCTAGTTCTTGTCTGAGAGCCTCCACAAGTAATACAACAGTACTATGGCGTATAGGCTCATCATTAGCCAAAACAATAGCAAAGTCTTCAGCATCTCCCCTCCCATGTAAGCTTCCATCACCATGAACACTTCCATAAGTTGACGACAGGATAGCGTGCTCACCTACTACTCTCTTCCAGACTTTATTTATTCTTCTGTTTGCTTTCGTCATAGGAACAGATAAGTCTTTTACAAGCACTCCCACTCTCGCCAGCATACGGACACCTCCTTAGTGACTCAACAAAGTGCCTGAATCTTAGTTCAAGCTCACTTGTATGATGTCTAACAAAGTCGCAGAAGTCATCTATGTGATTATGTTCTGCCATTAAGCTTCTTGAGTGTGTTATCTATGTTGTCAATCTTTGTAGCCGCCTTAACCAGAACATCGTGATCTTTACTTATCTTATCAGTAAGTTCTTTGTGACAGGCCATAAAAAACTCAAGAGCTTTATCCACCACACCATGCTTCTGGTGACACATAGCTTCTCCTACATTGGGCACCTTCACCTCTTTCTTAAACTGTTCCAAGCCAGAGACCCTCCTCTCTAGATTAGCTAGCATCTGCCTAACAAATACCAGAGTTCCTCCACCAGCCACAACGACAGTTGCAATAGCAGTTATCAAGTCATCCATGTTTACCTCTACAGTTCCTTGTTCCGAATTTCGGATTAAGCATTACGTAACCTTCTTCAGATTCCTAACCAACCATTCAAACTCCTCGTTAACCTCCATATCCTCATCACTATTGAATCTAGCTTTGACAGTCAGAATACGTCTCTCGTTATCACTCCCAGTTCCTACAATCTTATTCTGCTTAGGCGTCACCATCTTCGTCCAGATAGAAGACCTCGTAGGCTCCAATGTCCACACCTGTATTGGAAGTCCAGATGATAGACAATCTATCTTTGTCCATATGTGAGATGGTGTATCAAGATCTCCATTCTCATCATAAAACCTAAGAACCCAGTAACAAGTACTCAACTCATTTACCAGACACATCTTTCCACCATAAGACAACGGAACAGAAGGAGCATTCGCTACAGGAGGAATCTCCATTGGCAATCCTTCATAGTATATAGTGGTGTAGGGCAACGTCGTAGGTGGAGCAGACGTAGGTGGCATAGACGTAGGCGGAAGAGATGTAGGTACTATTGTCGTAGGACCTGCTACTGTCGTAGGGGCTACCGTTGTAGGACCTGCTGTAGTCGGAGGCAACGATGTAGGTGGGAGTGTAGTAGGCCCAACCGTAGTAGGAGGCATCGTTGTCGGGACTACTGTAGTCGGAGGAAGAGTAGACCACGGTACTGTAGTTGGAGGAAGCGTAGACCCAGGTATAGTAGTAGGCTCAGGAAAATGATCCTCAGGAAAATGATCGTCCGGAAAGTGTCCCGGAGGAAAATGAAAATCTTCTGGTGGAGTCATGACTTCCCCCTAGTTGGCATCATTGATAGTCACAGATGTACGATCACCTGCACCATAGATAATCGTAACACGATCTTTTGTATCTCCAATATCACGGAAGACTGAAGTTAAAGTACCGGATGTATAGTCCATCTTCCCAAACAGAACAGAGGAGATAAGACGAAGTATATCATCTTCATCATATGCACCTTCAACAGTACGGAAGGGAATATTTATAAAGCTTGATCCATCCTCAGTCGCAGGAAGTGGATTACCATCGTGAGAGTCTAGCTGATCTGTTGCATCAATACCTTCGATTTGCCGAGCATCAGACTGGATGTAGTCATCACCTGCATCACTGTATAGTGATTCATACGTCACAGCATTGACTATCTGAAGAGTATGATATACAGGTAAGGCGCCAGACTCATTTACCATAATCTGCATCATACCTTCGTTTGCTGTATCCGTAGCATCGAAAGTACAAGTGTACCATCCAATCTCATCATGCGTACAGCCTCCAGCATTCTTAGCGGCCATATTACCTCCGTTGATAGATATACGAACATCCGTATTGGAGATAGTCAAGCCTGTCTCTGGAGTCACACCGTCAGTGTCGTCAAGAAATGGACCTATCATAACACTTGTAGATGTGGCTTGCTTGATGATACCAAAGGCGAAAGCATTACAAGCAATTAACAGAAATACTGCAACCAGAAAGTAAGTTAGTTTTTTCATCATCTTCCCCTCATCTTTGCAACGTGTACCGTTGTTAAAGGTAATACTGTATAGGCTATTGCACCTTGATCCCATCCTATTTCATCACGATCTACATAAGCCCATGTAGCATGGAACTCCTCAGGTGATGTAAACTTTGTCTTTGGAGAGAATGCTACAGAGAAGTCGATACCTAGAGTCTCATTTAGGTAAGTATCAGAAGGGCCTGATAAGGATACCGCAGCATCTATACATGGGCTTCTATTAGTATATCTAAAGTCTTGGTTGTCTGGATCAACCATTAGAGGATTATCTTCATCATTACGCTCAGTATCTATATTAGGGTCTGGATTAGCATTAAACTCAGCTAAAGTTAGTTCAACATCATAGTACCAGTCATCTCCACCTGATCTCACATCATGGTAGAATAAGTTATCATACCACACGTTACCTGTCTGTGAGTCATCGTATGTAGCAGTGGAGTAATCAAACTCATCCCAGAAACTACCAGGTGGTGTATCTCCAGGTAGGTTAGAGTTACCACATTGATAGCCCATATTGTTTCTAGCTATAACTCCACTCACGCCTCCATCAGATGATACATAGATAGCAGTCTCAGAAATATCAATAAAGCTGTTACCTATTATCCCTTGATCATCTCCTGTCAGAATATCCAAAGCCTGTCCAGTACAGCGTGATGTAGCATTATTACACTTACCTGCACAACCATCATAGACTGCAACACAATCACCTGCTACAGCCTGACAGCAATTCCAATGCTCATTAAATACATTACTGAAGATATAGTCATTACCGTAGATCTGATTTTTTGCTCTATGTTGCATAAAAGCATTCAGGTAAGCATGGACAGTTGAGTTATTCCCATTACCAGTTACCAAAGCCCTACCATATGGATAACCTACACAATCTGTCCAGTTACCATAGACATACATATCTACAAACTCTTTCACAATAATAGCACAATGAGACCAACCTTGGATAGTATTATGTCTCAGTATACCCATAGTAGACTGATCAGTATCTGTACTATTAAACTTGATTCCATTACGAGAGTTTGTTGTAGAGCAAGTTCCTGTAAAGGTTATCTGATTATACTCAAAAAGAGGATTCTCACTACGATCAAGATATATACCATCTCCATCTTCATTCTCAACTTCGCAATACTGGAAGATTATATCATCACTTCCAAGACGTGTAGCATCCCAATCAAAATAGACTGTATTCACACCTGCATCAGCAGAAGATGATGTAAACTTAAGACCATTAAATGTAAGAGTATCATACCCATCGCAGTATAAAGCATTGTTAGTACCACCTGAGCTCTGAAACTCGGGACTATGTCCAGGATAATTAGCATAGGATACATTGTTATCCTTTGGCTCCAGCTGACCGCTGAAGACTCCATCGTCATCTCAGACAAATATGAAGTCACCGGGACTCGCATCTCCATTATTGTGATCTGACAAATCCATAGCTCCAACACAACATGGAGAAGACCCTGAACAATCTGGGTCAACATTAGTACCATTTGCTCTCATGTATAGAGTAGTAGCAAATGCACTATTGCAGTACAGCATCAAAACTAAAATAGCAATAAGTTTCTTCATATCATACCTCAATTAAAGATTCCGTACATAGAAGGCTTAGTAAACACTCCAGTTATCTTCCTTGCAGAGACAGAACCTACTATACTTGTGACAAAGAACTCACCATCTATCTCAGGTATAATATCTTCTTTCACCGCAGGGATCTCGTAAGGCTCCTCATAAAACATAGTAGTTGGAGAAGTTGTAGTTGGAGGAGCTGTCGTGGGAGGTAAAGTAGTAAATAGAGTTGTCGTGGGAACTAAGGTTGTACCCAGTATAGTAGTTGGAGGTACACTTGTAGGTGGTGTAGTTGTAGGAGGTAAAGATGTAGGTGCTTGACTTGTCGGTGGAACACTAGTTGGAGGTAATGTAGTGGGCGCTAAGGTTGTAGGCGGAAGACTTGTTGGAGCCAAGGTTGTTGGAGCCAAACTCGTTGGAGGAACAGTTGTTGGTGGAAGACTAGTCGGAGGCAAAGTCGTTGGAGGTAGACTAGTTGGTGGAAGACTTGTAGGCGCCAAACTAGTCGGTGGAAGAGACGTCGGTGGAAGACTAGTTGGAGCCAGTGATGTTGGAGGTAAACTAGTTGGGGGTAAGCTCGTGGGAGGTAAGCTTGTGGGTGCTAGAGTCGTAGGCGGAAGTGTCGTTGGTGCAAGACTAGTAGGCGCTAGGCTTGTAGGTGCTAAGCTCGTAGGAGGTAGACTAGTCGGCGGAAGTGTAGTCGGTGCCAAGGTAGTTGGTGGAACCGTGGTAGGTGGCAAACTCGTGGGTGGAAGCGATGTAGGAGGTAAACTTGTAGGAGGTAAGCTTGTAGGAGGAACAGTTGTTGGCGCTAGACTAGTGGGCGGTACTGTTGTAGGAGCCAGGGTCGTTGGCGGGAGGCTCGTAGGTGGTAAACTGGTAGGCGGAAGAGTTGTTGGAGGGAGGCTTGTTGGTGGCAGACCAGACTCAAAACCTATAATATGTATAGACCATTGAGCAGCCTCATCAGTCGTAAACTGTGCATATACATTAGAATCAGCCTGAGTCCTAATCAAGTAAGTCATCTGAGACCAGAAGGTTATGTCAAGTACATTAGCCGAAGCTCCGGCTAACTCCTGATCTGAGAAAGTATCGTCAGTGTAATGACCTATACCACCACATAAGACACAATCCTTACCTAAGGTAGTTATATTGCCAGATGTCTTCGTTCCACTTGTACTACCAGTAGCTATTGCCTCATCTATGAATGATACTATATCACCAGAATCAGGTCTGAACTGTGCCACCGTAATACTTCGATAAGTCTTAGATGCTCCGAGAGACATCGTGAAATCAGCCGCCGCATTTGCACTTGCAGATAGTACATAGCCAAATACCGTGCAGACAGAGTTGTTAGGATCAGAAACCGACCGCATAGTAAAGTTATTACTACCACCATCACTAATAGAGACAGTTGTAGAATCATCTTCCCATCTGCAGAAGGCTACTAACAAATCACCAGCTGCTACATTCAAGGAACCAGAGGTAGTGAGATTACTACCACTTGACTGATTAGTTCGTTCAGTACTATTTACAAAACTGAAACCCATAGCCTAATTCTGATCCCAAGGTTTTTTCTCAAGCATTTCTTCAAAACTCATAACACGTCTTTCTTCCATCCACTCCACTTCGTCTTTAGCAAGAACCTTTGCCTTAGGAAGAAGACGAGGTATAGCAGAGTCGTACACCTGCTTTAGCTTACCATTAGGATCACCCTTCATACAACGAAGAAGAATCCAACCATACTTACGAACAGCATCTTCTCCTCCAAGAATATAAGTCGATAACATACTAGACATTACATTATCATAGGTACCAGTCTTTCCAGTATATACTCTATACCGATGTAGTTTCTTAACCCTTTCTGGAAATGGACCTAGATGTATTCCTGGAGAACAAGGTACTGCCCAGTTTTCGTATCCTATCAACCAAGGCTTCATACCAAGATGAGGATCGCCTGGCCAGCTTAATCTGTGTTGAGCCAGAGCCCCGTAACCGTTGATACCTTTCAAGAATGTTGATCTTCGAATAATCCAAGGCATCCCTTTCCAAGATATTCTTCGCTCTTCTTTGTATGCTCTTCCCCATGCGGATGTCTCCTTTCTAGCTATTGCCATAAGATCCATATTCCTATCATGGCAGTATCTAGAGGTATGATGATGAGCCCAGTTAAGAGGAGCATGAGCGAAAGCTATTTTTGGATTATCTCTACGCTCCATAAACTCTACCAAGTCTTTAATCATGTTATGGCCGAAGAGGACATGAGAGTCTACACACAGGACATACTTACCCTTAGACTTCTTGACTGCAGTCTCACGAGCTGTGAAGAGGCAATGAAATCTTTGACGATAGACCTTAAGAAGCCCTTCATTCATGAACTTCTTACTTACCATAGACCCCTGACTAATACCATCCCATATGTCTTCATCGGAAGAGTCTACGATAATCACCTCACCACTGTTGTCTATAGCCTTCAACTCTTCGAGAGCAGACCTTACCGTAACACATAGAGATATGAAGTCATTTCGATTAGCTATGATTACTGAGCACAACATTGGCTTGTTCCGTTTTTCGGATTAAGCACCACCTGGACACTTCCGTGGAGCAGAAGGTGACCAGCAGTGAGGCTTACCAATTAAAGGCAGAAAGAATAAAGGATCAGCACCGAGACGACTGTAAAATAAAGGACTATAGTGTTCATAAGCTTTTCTCCATGGTTGACGTTGTTCCTTGGTAGATTTGCAATCAAGATGAGTACGTGGAATACGACCAAAGAAAGCGCCACCATGATGATAGATCATATCTCCGTAAAGCCCAAAGAAGACCGGATGATAGTCACGTTTATTTGATCTTAATAAAGGATGCCACTTGAAACCTCCATCATGAAGGATAGACCAAAGCTTCCCTCCTGTATCCTTCAGACGTACTTTGTAAGGAGGAGGGTTTGGGTTTATTACTTGTCGTTGACCTTCAACACCCCAAGTACATTTATTACCTTCCCAGAACCCTACAGTTGTAGCGCAATAGGAAGGATGAGGATGGCACTCACCTGCATTCTCAAGACGCTGAATGGCTACAAGACTATTGTTCTTAAGGAGACTCTTCACACGTGGTATATGACGCTTGACAGGGAAAGCATCTCCATCCATGAAGATTAGGATGTCACGCTTGTCTGCTCTCTCACATACCTCTGAAGCCATCATGTCAAGTTTCTTCCAATGCTTTGACTCGTTAGAACAATAAACCTTATCAAACTTAGGTTTTCCATTATACTTCATCTGCGGTGATATATGCACATGAAGGCGATGCTTCTCAGGAGTATTCTTCTTAATATACTTACGCTGTACAAGTAACCAACGAGCAACCTTCCAATGTACAGTTAGGATATAGATCATGCTTCACCAGGATATAAGAAGTGCTCAAAGCGACCAAGCTGATTCATGACGTAAGGAGGAGCATCCATATCCTTAGGTGGTATAATCTCGAAGTCATATAGATCCTTACGATTGTAGAGATCCTTCGGAACTCTCATACACTCACGAATGTGATCAAGGTCTTGGAACTTAGGAGCACGATACTTGGCTACACCTAAAGCCCTGATCTTCTCCCTAATACCCTCAGGTGACATAAGGTAAGCATAATGCCAACCTGAGTTCTTGATACGATGGAGAGACTTCCACTTACGTCTTATATGCTTTACCTTTGTGAAGTTCCTGTACCTACAAGCAAACGCTACGTTAGAGGAATACTTACTACTATTAGTTATCCTGTTGTTGAAGAAGTAGTAGTAAAGCTGATGGTCTAAATATACAGGACCTTTCTTAGTCTGCTTAACCACATCATCTATAATCTCAGGCCTCCATATCTCATCAGCATCTGATACAAAGATCAAATCATCAGGAAGACAATCCTTAATACCTGCAGATACAATGTTCTTCTGCCTCCACTCCATGACTTGACGATTGGAGACAGGAGGACGTTGCTCTACAACATGAATGATCTTGTGTTTATACTTATTAAAAGGATACTCGTCTCTAGCCTCCCTGTAATATAAAGGCTTAGCTTCTCCTGATCGTAACCAAGGTGACTCAGCTATGACGAAGAAGTCTACTACTGGATCTAGTGTGCTGAGACGAATCTCAAGTAGTGTCAACTCCCAGCATAATGGAAAGCAGTCGAATACTCTCATCTTCTGTAGAATGGTCCTCTTGGATCACGATGTGCTATCATAGTTAGACCACAACGACTTACAGTATAAGGCCAGGTAAAGACGTCATAGTATGGATGAGCCTCATACTCTTCCTTAACACGGAAAGCTTTAATCATACGTCTGCGGTCATACAAGTTCGTATCATGACAGAAGAGAACTCCACCTGATTGGAGGATCTCCTTTGTAGCTAATATACTCAACTCCATGCGTAAGGTATCTTCCGAGTGATCTCCATCTATAATACCTAGAGCAATAGGATGATTGAAGTCTTTCAAGAACGACTCAGAAGTACCACAAAAGACACGGTGATTGGCTCCTCTGCTAACGCATTTCTTAGGGTTAATATCACAGCTATGTAATGTTCTATCAGAACCTTTGGTATGCTTATAAAGGACATTAGTTGACCCTCCCATACCTATCTCTACTAAATCACCTTCCACATGATTTAGAATAATAGGTGCCAGAACATCAACTATTACCCACTGCCTAGGATGCATCACGTAGTTACTCCCAATAGGAGGTATCGTACCCATAAGACTCAGCCTTCTCCAGTATAGTGTCTACTATATCAGGACCACAACGGATAAGATCTTCCATACCTAGTGTAACATGAGATCTACTATTAGTATCCCTAGCAAGACCAGGAAACACACCAGATCTTCCCACATCTAGAATACTAAGGACAGTGGAGTATTCCTTCTCCATGTCTTCTATCCTGAAACGATAAGAGGGCTTACGAGACTCAATCAGCTCGCTCCACTTAAGCCAGCACCACATACACTTATAGATTTCATAATCAAGGTTACTCATCATCTTGGGTCTTCTAGGACAACGCTGAGTAATCTTGAATATGAACTCTTTTGCAGGGTCTCTTAACGAAGTCAATGAGGCTATACACTTGAGGGGATCACGAACCTGATGGAGGATAGGATTGAAGTCGACACCAACCTTCTTCGCTATCTCCAAGTGATCCCATGCAGGACTTGATCCCATGTCTCTAGTATACCTCTTGTTTAGTTTATGAGCTATATGCATCCATGAGACAGTCACCTCACCTGATGATCTTTCATGTATAGCTCTTATGCCTGACTTGTTTAGTAGCTTAGCTGTAAATGCTGTACCACTTCTAGGCACAGCCGTTATGAGAGGCTTAATCATTCCAAGGCTGATTGGTTACAAACTCATTGTAAGACATAACCTTACGTTCATCAAGCCATGCCTTGTCTTCACGGCCTATAGTCTTAGCCGCATCCCAGTGACGCTTGACGTTGACCCGATAACGAGCTCCACAATCACAAGGATCTTGCTTCATCAGTTCTTCACCACCAAGAACATAGTAACCTATAAACGCACCAAGGCCGAAGGGACTAGTACCCGAACCTCCATACACACGATACTTGTAAGGGATACTGTTCTTAGGAGCTCGCCTGCGGATCTTGGTATAAGGACCTATATGAATACCTGGGCCAGTAGGAATAGCCCAATTCTCGAAGCCTAGAAGCCAGGGCTTTACAGCGAGGTAGAAATCTCCTCCACCCCATGATAGACGCTTCTCAGCAAACACCCCATAGCCATTGATCTCCTTAAACCTATCCTTGTAGCATAACCAAGGCATACCTTTCCAGGACATCTTACGAGGTTCATCATGAACTGTGAACCATGTATCGGCATTTTTGGATTGAGGGTGCAAGTCTCTGTAGTGACGGCCTGCACCCCCACGCTCTGCCCAGGAGCAAGGTGGATGTGCGAAGGCTAGTCTAGGAGGAGGACTAGACATGAACTCCATTGAGTCTTTGATGATATTATGACCTAGGAGCATGTGAGAATCAATACACATGACTACGTCGGCCTTAGCTTCCTTAATACCCGTCTCCCTTGCCGTGAAGAGACAGGAGAAATCCTGCTGTATCCATCTTACCTTATTAGACCTGAAGAGACCAGGAGGCACTGACTGACGAACTGCATCAATCATAGCCTTGTCTGAGTTATCAACCAGGACAATCTCACAGTCTCCTTTGAAAGCTTTGAAGGCTTCCAGGATAGAGACTATTGTGAGATTCAACATTATAGTGTCATTACGATTGGCTATTACAAGACTAAGGTCCACTAGCTACCTCTTCAAATTCTGCTTCCTGGTAATCGTTAGCTACTATACCCGATTGGACTGCACGCTTCTTAATCTCGTCTATCTCTTCAGAAGTAAAGTGAGCATGGACATTCTCAGAGCGGGTAACCTTAGGAACCTTCCTATCAATGACCTCAGATGCTACCTTAGCCTGGAGAGTAAGAGGAACGTCCTTGTCTCCATCAAGAATCTTGTCGTAGATCTTGATAGCCTTAGGCACCATCTTATCAATCTCTTTAGCTGTGTCTATAGCCTCTGCATCACGAGCAGCTGACATCAAAGCAAGGTGACGTCTCCCTAGGTTACTGTTGATAGCATTGCAGACGGTAACCTCCGTCACGTTCAGTATACTAGCGATGGCCTTAGCCTTATGCCCCAACAAGCGTAAACGAAGTATCTCCCGATGCCTCTCCCATAGAGTCTCGATCTGATACTTCCTACTCTTATCGTAAGGATTCTTCCTCTCACTAGTATCTACAACTAACCTCTTATCCGCCATGAGTATACCTCTGCGTACTTCTCCTATTTTCCTCACTCTACCACACAACGTATATAGTTGTCAACCCACAAATCCCTACAAACACATCCCCTCCTTCCGAAATTCGGAATAAGCGGAACCAAAACGAACGAGGTTTCGGAATAAGCCAATGTAAATGTGGGAAATCGCACAATTGTAGAAATTGAGAAAAGATGGGTAGAGGGTAGACTAGTCTGTCATAACTCGCAATCCCCCCTAGGCCACCCCTCATTTTTAGACCAAACTTGACAAATGATGTGGATGTGGTATGATGTTGGTGTGAGTCACAACACGCTCTTTGACAATTTAGTTCTATATTCTCTCTGGTGATAGGTGGTCTGCATCTTACGGAGGTGGACTATGAATAAAACTATCATCACGAAAGAAAACCTTGGTATGTACGTCTTTGGGTCTGATGTTCTTGTACCTCGTACCTGGAGCACTAAGCCCTCGGCAGATGACGATGCAACTACGGTCAACGGAGTTATGTCCTACGAGGGCTGTGGTCTCAAGGCTGTACTGAACTGGGCGACTAGTGACAGGGTTATAGCCCGTCAACGGGTAGAACGTACCCTGAAAACTATCCCTACCGAGATCACCGTTCCGGCAGGTCAGGCTGGGAAGAAAGAACCCCGTACTCTCGAGGACAACGTTCGAGAAATGTCCGATGAGGAATACAACGACCTGATTGCAAGGATGGAAGCCGCTAGAAACAACGCATAACTAACTAAGGCCACCTGTCACCGGAGAGGATATAGGACAAACGAATTGTAGTTCGGGAGTCCACCTCCCTCTAGGGTCATAGGTCTTAGGACTTGTGGCCCTTTCTTTTTGCTTAAGCCTACAACTACGTCCTACACACTATATTCCTTGCTAGTCTAACATTTATATATAATGGGCCAGATTTCTACCATTATGAGCTATAACTTGCTCCTTATTCCATTTTTCGGAACAAGCTGACATATCCACACAAATAGCCTACCCCTAACCATAAATGCTAACCCTATGTCTAGAATCTATCCTAGGCCCCCTCATGCCCGCACACTTGTGAAATGGGGAGAAGGAGAGGAGAGATTAAAAAAGAAGTACTTAAATATATATCTAGCTCTCTAAATAAATAACTCTCTCCCTCACTCATGTACTTACTCACGTACTCACCTACTCACGTACTCACAGGGATTTGGGGAGTGCGTGGGGATGATGGGGCCTAGGATAGGAGATAGGCGTAGAGTTAGGGAATATGAGTTAGGCTATCATTTGTGGGTTTACACCTAACACTAGTTGTGATATGATGGTTGGTGAGATGAGGACTTGTAATAGATGTGGTGAGAGTAAGAGGGAGAGGGAGTTCTATCACTACACAGGTGATAATGGGAAGAGGTATGCTACATCCTATTGTCAGGAGTGTAGGAGAGAGTATCAGAGGAAGTATCAACTAGAGTATCAGAGGAAGAAGAGGGAGAGGAGTAGGATGAAACTACATTGTCATGAGTGTAAGAAAGAAGGGACTATTTATACTCTAGTGTGGGTAAAGAATGATAATCCTAGTTTGAGTGAAGACCTAATGTGTGTCAGGTGTGCTAACAAGTCAGGGAGAGAAGTGAGAGGGATAAACTCACAGGATGTAGTAATGTTATTAAAAGAGGAAGATGAGGAGGGATGCAAATGCGAGTTATGAAGTATGATGAAGTGAAGGGTAAGGGGTTGAGTGAGAGGAAGAAGTCATTCAACGTGCAGTGCTACTGTGATGTGAGAGAGTTTGAGTGTATCGCCAGGTTCTTGGTGAGCAAGGGGTTGGAAGTGCCTATCAAGGCGTCTACTGTTATGAATGAGTTGATACACTGGGTTAGTGAACAGCTTATCAGGCAGAAGAAGATGGTTATAAATCACACTCCATCTGAAGCCCTTAAGAGTTTGAGGAGAATGGGACTATCAACTGCTCAGTTCAGAGGTGGGAGGAGTGAGAGAGCATTGGTGAGACATCTACAACAGGAGAGTCTGCTGGATGGTGGTGAGATAGATCAGAGTATAGTAGAGCGTGCAATACAAGAAATGGAGGAGAAAGAACAGGAGGATTTCAGTGAACTAGGTGCCATACCTGATGGAGTAGTGGAGGATGATGCTTAGTCCGAAATTCGGAATAAGCCAATTTACGGTAGCCAAATTGATAACTATCATATATAGATGTTGACAAGCCCCTCATTTATGTGGTATACTGAGTTAATAAAATAAGAAATGAAAGGAGGTGGTAACTATGGACGAGGACAGGATAAAGGAAAAGGTCGAGAAGCTGATCTACGAGAGGGGTGACTATGCCTCACACCTGAGGGCTATTGACAGAGAGTTGGCTGAATTAGTGATGACCTATCAAGGTAGTGTTCTGAGTGCACTCAAGTCTGGGCTGGTTAGATTGAACTTTCCAGCACCTGCTGGGTTCTATCGAGCAATAAGGCAATAGAACGAGTGATCATTAAGCAGTTCAGACATTAACTTGGTGGCTCGTCCTTGTGGACAGCTAGAGTGTCTTCCACCGCAAACATAACGTGAGAGGATGGAAGACGAAGGCATCCCTTGGATGGGCTACTAAATCAACATTAGGAGGTAGACAGATGACTTCATACTACGATGATAACTTCGGACACTGGGAAGATATGAACGATCCTGACATGGTGGACTTCTATTACCAAGTACAAAGAGAGTCCGTAACTAAGATATGTATAGGATGTGGACGTAAGGTAAGATTACGTCCAGATTATGTGTACTGTAACTCATGTGCTAATAAACTGGAACGTGGCTTCGATATATAGGAGACAGGAGGTAGATAGATGAAAGAAGATAAAGGTAAATGGCTAAGGGACGTAAGAATCGAGTTGAAGATCTACGAACATCACACTGACGGGATAGCTATAGTTAAAGGAGATGATGGAGAGAGTACGATGATAGGGGTACAAGCTGCTATTCTAGTGTTGACTAACAGGGACAAGGTGCTAGACCTAATAACAGGTAAGACGGTAGACCTAGTGCAAATGGTGGCTAGTACTATAGAATGTAATGACTCCGGCCTGCCAGATATTATGACCAAAGCTATGATAGCTATCTCCAGAGCCAGAAGACTCATGGAGGAAGAAGAAGGAACACTTCAGTAAGGAGGTAACTATGGACGAGGATAGGATATCTCGGCTTAGGTCCTTACTGGAGGGTCTGGATAAGGATAAAGCCAACGAGATAATGATTGAAGCAGGCCTGTTGAAGGGCAAGTCCACTCGTAAAACTCCCACCAAGATAGTCATTCGTAGTACAACCTATAAGACAATACATAAGAATACAATCTGCAAGCATTGTTGCACTAGACGTGTTGAGGATCTCGTGCTTCATAAGGATGAAGAGTTTATTGCTACCGACGAGGATTCACGTTCTAGAGTATACCAAGAGAAGAATGTGAAGGATGGGCTAGTGGTAGATAACTACGTCAACTGTTGTGGGAAGTGTAGGTTGTATGTTAAGACCCTAGCAAGAGACGAGTTGGAAAGACGCTACATGATTATGCTTAAGGAGTATGGCATTAAGATGCCTGGTATAGTTCAGACAACATGATCTTATTCCGAAATTCGGAAGAAGGAGGTATTATGCTATTTGATCTTGCAGTATTTATCATACCAGCTTGTATAATGGTACTAATTGTGTGGATAGTCGTGGAACGACATAAAAACTGAAATTGCTATCCTAACGAATTTAGGGGTTGACAACTCACTTTAGTTATGATAACATGAATTATGATCGGGGAAAATCCAGGGAGAAGGAGGTGACCTATTTCCTACGTTTAGTTCCAAGTAACATTCAACCTTATATCAGAAGAAAGGAGTTCTATCATGGCAGACAAGGAAGAAACCAAGGAAGTCACCGGAGGTCTCACCGAGATCAACGCATCGAAAGAGATCGATGGTGTGGAGAAGAAAGCATCAGTCTCCTACAATTTCGGAGCCACCTGCAAAGAAGCCATTCAGATGTTTGGTGCGCAGGTCGTACATTCAAACTTCATCGCAAAGGCCAAGATCACGGCTCAAGCGGCTATGAGACGTATGCTGGAAGCCGGCAAGTCTCAAGAAGAAATCGTCACGGCCATCTCGAACTGGAAACCAGGAGTTGCAATGGAACGAGTCCATGATCCTGTCGGTTCACTCCTGTCGGCCTTCCCTTCAATGGATGAGAAGGCTCAGGACGAGCTTCTGGCCAAACTGAAAGCCGCCAGAGCAGGCAAGAAGTAACACCGCCCAGTCTACCTCCAATATCCTCTGGGCTTTGGAGGGAGTGGCTTCCTCGTTGGTCACTCCCTCCTCTTTTTAACCTTCTTAATTGTGGTATTTAGCGAAAAGGATGAGAGTATGTGGCCTTTCAAGAACAAACAAGTAGAAGCGGCTAAGGCATATATTGGCCTCCAAGATAGAAAAAATGAGATAGTTGGAGATATGGTAGAGGGTCTTGTAGGTGGACTTAGGCAACTCATCGACAAGATAGTTGAACTTGACAAAGAGAACAAGAGGTTAAGAGCCTTACTGGAGGCTAACAATGTCCCAGTGGATTAAACGTCAAGGTATAATGTTATGCTATCCGTTTGAAGAGAAGAGACTCACCAAGTGGAACTATCCCTTCCTAGTTCAACCGAAGTTAGATGGAGAGAGAATGAGGGCTATCTTTGACGACAAAGGTAACGTCACTCTCCTTTCATCTGAGGAGAATGAGATATTAAGCCTACCACATATCTCCGAGGAACTCACCAACTCAGGTCTAATGAATGTGGAGTTAGATGGTGAGGCCTACATTCATGGAGAGCCATTTGAGACTATACATAGTATAGTATCCCGCAAAGTAAATATCCATCCTGACTATTGGCGAGTTAATTATCACATCTTCGACATGATGAGTGATAAGCCTCAACTCGAGAGGTTAGGGGATCTTGCGGACTTCTTCAACAAAGACATCCTCAAGCTCCCTATCATGGAGCTCGTACCAACCTACCCATGTTTCAGTCTTAAAGAG